TCTGGTTGCAACCATGGCTGTAGCTCTGAAGACACGCCCGTCATTGCGTCAGGAGCGGTATAGTCAACAAGGCCCATAGGATACATATCACTGCCCGGTGCGCCACCGCCTCTAGCTGCGGCCCATCCTCCAGCAGTAGCGGCATTGTCGCCAGTTCCGCTCTCCCAATTCGAAAACCTTGTGCCCCCTGTATAGGGGTCAACATCAGTAGCACCGCGATACGTGCCAGTGCTTAGCGCTTGATCCTCGGCTGCGTGCGCTCTGCCAAAAGCAGCTTTGGATGTGGCTCCTCTGGGAATCCAATAAGATCCTTGCTCTCCCTCCGGCTTAGACTGTATCTTCGACCACGCATCCTTCAGATCTACCTGAGAATCGACGTACTTCTCAAAGCCTGCATCTGAAACCTCATCAGCCTTGTACTTTCCGTACTCGCTTGCATAATCGTATTTTCCACCGCCCATAGTTATACCCCTAAGCTATGATGTTGTAATTAACGCCTTGATTAGACGTACCGCTTTGGCGGTAGTTGTTGTGCGTTGGGGTCGTACCCCCCGTCTTGCCAATTCTCTGGTGAGTTATCGTAGGCGGGGAACCCTGGTGGCATATTCTGCCCAGGCTGTCCACCACCCGCTATAAGACCGGGGATGTTCATGCCCGGAAACCGTCGCTGAGGCTGCTGACCGCCACCTAGAAGACCGCCCAGCTGATTCTGAAGCTGACCTTGCCCTGGATTCCAGCCACCAAACTGCTGATTAGGCTGAGGTTGCCCCCCTTGCCCCCACTGAGGAGGAACTCCGCCTGGACCAGGGCCATAAGGACCGCCTGTTACCATTTGGGGAGGCGTCATCGGGTACTGACCACCTATGCCGGGACCACCTTCAGGTCCATGGCTCGGTTTTTTTATATTGTTTGTTCCACCTGACATTATTGCATCCTCGTTTTAAGATCCTTTGTGTACACGATATAGCTATCTTTCCAATCTAATAGTAGCTTTTTCCAACCCTTTCTGCCCCACATCTCCAACGCGCTGCATTCATTCTTAAGCGCAAATACCTCTACCATTTCTAAGAAATCCTTTATCTCTTGGAAATCCTCACCAGCCAGAGATATAAGTCTCAGCACCTTCTTTTGGGGGTACGGCACAATCTGCGTAACAAGAGCAGCGTTAACGTGCTTGTTTTCTATCACCACCCACAACTGCATATCACCATGGGTGAGCGGCTCTATGTAATCATCCGGCTCCATCTCCCCCTCTGTATGGGGAGCAACTCTAGCCAGCAGGGGAACAACCTCCTCCCACACGTAGGCAACATCCTCTGGTGCCAGCAGGTGTGCCCTCACAGCTTTTCCCAAGCAGGAGTTCCATCATCGATGTAGGCGTAGATACCTCTACCTGATCCGGGGTTCCAGTTGGTGCCATCAGCATACCTTATGTCCCCATCTCTTGGTTTCGTGGGCACTGTATTAGTCTCCTCCAGCCTAAACGTATCCAGATTAAAGATAATATCCCCAACCTTATTTAGTTCGTTAAACAGGTAATCAGGTAATAACTCTGGCGCGACTGGAGCTGGGTTAGGCGACCATCTGTTTACACTCTTTACATTCTTAGATGGGGCATTAGCCATTAGTAAGCTCTACCTCCACGCTTGCCAGCCTGGACCACCTCAAACGCCACTCCATGTAGTTTCCAATCCACATCAGTAGTGGACTCGATCTTCAGTCCAAAGTATTTTCCAGACACCCTGCAAGACACTTTTGATTGCGAGTTGGGGTTGAACAAGATTGGCCCCTCCCACGTTATGGCTTCTTCAGTAGACATTTGCCGACCCACGTATACGTTCACAGTATTGTTTCCGCTAACCTCTAACTGGGGGTAAATAGCAGACACGAATTTAACAACAGCCGGATCACCGAGATCATGCCCGGTTCGCTCAACAAAGGCGGTCATGGTTTGGGTATCGTTCTTGTTGCCCTTGTTGTCTCTGTATATTCTATGCTGTATAACATTGCCACCAGAACTATACGCTGTGTAGGCACTGCCATCTACTCCAGATAGCTGGAATGTATCTGCTGTAGCGCCAGCCACCGTGTAGGTATTGCCGTTTAGCTGGGTCATACCAACAACGTAATCAATCATAACGGTATCGTCGTTAGACAGGCCGTGGGCGGTGGCAGTAATCACCACAGGGTTGGCGGCAGTAGCTGCGGTAATCGTAGCAACCTCGCCGGGTTTTACAAAGACCATATTCTTTACTACATTGTCATAGTTGGTCGCGCCCCAAACATCACTCGACACGCTCCATGTATCTGTGTACTGATTAACCACGCTATCGTCATCATGCGCTGCTGCGGTGCTACCACCATATCCTCTGGTTATACCCGTAAAGGTAGTGCCTGTGGTCCCTGAGTAGGCTATTTGCTCATCGTCTATTATGATGGTTCCAGTGGAGGTAAACACCGGGTCTGCCACTGTGGTATCAACTGTTACATTGCCCCCATTTGCTGGGGCGACTGAAGTAAAGGAGGCATCATTAAGAGTTGCTTGTGCGCTCCATTTGCTACCTTCTGTAATTGCAAGAATGCCAGAATTGATGTGGGACACATCAGGTAGATCCCTTAAACTAAAAGTATTCTCTCTCCAATTCCAGATCAACGCTCTGTTTACTACCGTAGAGCTGCCCGCTGGGTAACAGGCCAGCATCTCATTGCGAATGTAATCAGCAGCGACAAAACACTTGAGGTAATTATCCCCGTTCAGTTCATCGTATATGGTTCTACGCATTTTATTAGGCAACATGGGTTTAATGGTTTGCCCATTGTTCCAATAAAAGTCTGAGTTACCCATGAAGAAATGACCACCCTCAAACTCTGCTATAGCGCCCTTGGAAAGCAGCCCAATTGTGGGGCTTAACAGCTTAAATGAAAATATATAGGGAGTGCCTACATAGTTCATAATATAGATACTAGCATCCTTGTAGATAAAGAATGAATCTCCGTAAGCCATACCGTCTAGGATATCGCCGGGAGTATCTGCCAACTCGTATTCACCGGCATCTAGCGTTGCATCACTAGCAGACCATGTTGATGGTAGACTGTAATAACTAGCCTCTGTGGACCACTTTACTAGCCTCGGCTCTTCCTCTGCCCTATCTTCTGGATTATTCCAATTCAACCCAATAAGGAATGTTCTAAACGACCTTATGGCATCACAGCTACCGCCAGAACGCCCCGCTAGTTTAGCCTCACTCGCGGGCCAATTTTGCAGTTCCCGAAAAGGTATGGTTTTGGAGGGTTCGCCAGTGGTGCTTAGAGGCCACATTTGCGGCGCATCAACCCCATTAGTTGCTACTACCACGCCATTAAGATCAGTGACAACCCATCGTGCGCTGGAGGTATTTGCAGAATACGCATTATCGGTAGTGTAGGTTGTGTCTATGGGCGTAACTGCAGCCCCATCAGCGTGTGCAACCCTGTCTCCGACAACCCTGGTACACCCAGTAAGATCATTAGTTGACTTACCAGAGTACGCTATCTCTTCATAGTAGTTGTCGTTTGTTGCCCCATACTGCTTGGAGCCTATGGCAATCTTTCCGCTTGTTGGAAAATCACTTGCATCTGCTAAAGTAATTGTTGTGGCTACATCAGTAATAGCCCCGCTAAGAGTGTTGGTGGTCTGCCTTGTTACATCAGTCCACGCACCATCGAGCAGCACAGCAATTTTCTCTTTCCCGAAAGCGATCCAATAGTAAGAACCACCTATTGATAGATAAGGAGTAATATGGATGGGGGAAAACGGACAAGACTCCATCACCTCCTGATACCCGGCGCACTTCTTTACACCGTCATCGAGGAACCTTACATTGTTTCCATCAGACCAAGCATTGGGAGGGATATTATACGGAGGAATATCCTTTATTAGACCAACCTGCCCAACATTATCGATTGGAACTAAAGGCATTACGCTACTCTGAATGCCATAAAGTTTGAGGTAACACCTGTCGAGGTTGTAACACTAGAACCAGAATTCTGATAGGCAAAAGGCTCCCAATAGTCTGTGCCGTTAGACTCCACAAAAGCACTCACCGATGAACCAAATTCATTGGTGCCATTATACGGAAACATATTTAGTGCTAACCCCTTAAACTCAGCACCATTTTTGAATATTATTGTTTGAAGCATCTTGGAATAGTTTACCACCCCTGCTGGAGAAATTACTGAAAGATTGTGGCAAATATAATACTTCCCTGCGACTGTTGGAGTGAACCTGTAGAGGGAGTTATCGTACTCACCTTTTATATCAAAGTCCTCAGTACCAAATGGCATTTTGTCAGTGCTGCCATTAGGCAATGTTCCAGCCGTAAGCGACGCGCAAAAACCAGATGGTGGAAACAGGGATTGAGCAGCATCAGCATCAGGAAAGGTGGCTTTCAGCACCTTCTTTATAAGTCTGATGTGGTCATCGCCCTGACTGATACTGTCTGAACCTGTTGGATTAGTGATAACCAAGCCATCAACAAAGGCTGCATTTTCTAGCGCCATAATCTACCCCTTCGGAAATTGTGCCTTGACAGACGCCACATGGTCTTTCCATGTCGTTGTGTCGTTGACGCTATCCCAGTATTGCATATCCATTTGATCGCCAATGGAGGCGTATGCTTGCATTCTGTTCCTAGCGTATTCTTGTGAGTTCCAGTTTGCCACCCACACAGCGTCAGCAGCCTCTATATCTGCCACAGATGGCTGCGGTTGAGCGCTCATCCACCTTTCGATAAAAGCCCCTTGTCCATCATTATTGTTTCGCAGATCAAAGTCTACCCTGGGTTCAAACCCTAGCTGTTGTAAACCATTTGCTGTGATTGCCATTACTCGTACCTCACATGATAGGGATCTGCTTCTGCATCTGGTGCAACAGGCCAGTCCCAGTATGTTTTATCTACTGTTCTATTGTGGTTTTCTGTTTCCGGGCCGATTGTTTCAACACCCTCCGCATCGTACGTTGATGTATACCTTACCTCTACGACCGGATGATTCTGAAAGTTCTTAACAGCCTGTAAGCTGGCAAA